ATGACACGCGCCAAGCCTTACACATACCGCAAAGGCTATGAGCTAATCGATCAGGCACTTGTCAAATACTATTACTTCAAGACACGTGAACAAATCGCAACGGACTTGAATGAGTACGACCATCGTGTGCAATGGCGTATCCAGACACTATTAAAACTTGGTGTCTTGCCTATGACCAAGCGGGACTTTAAAAAGTTAGCGCGTAAAGTTTTGGTAAATGCTTAAGTACTTCTTTAGAGTATGCATAGGGTTGTCCGTCACACTGAACGCAATACTTGGCGGCCAACCTTATCAGACATTCAGCGCAAGAAACTACGTCTGGTATCTGAATGAAAAGAGAAACCTTGTCTGGCTGATAGACAAAGTACTAGGCAAGGATCACTGTTGGAAATGTTTCAAGAATTGGAGACACGGATATGGCAAATAGACTAGAAGTATATGACGAAGATGGCAAGCTTATCGTCTGGTATATGGACAATAACAAAAGGACTATTGACAATTATATGTCAGGTCTAAAGGCTGTCAACAATAAACTAAAGTTCAAGGTCGTAGAAAATGTGGGGTAATACCATAGAACAGTTCTTGTTTATCATGTTTCAGTATGATAAGAGAGAACCTGTAGACCAACACAAACAACAACAAGACTTTGTCGTCTGGAAACCTGAATATAAAAATGAGGAGCCACCATTCTAATGCAGCTACCATACTTTACATACTGGTATAAACATGATCATGATACAATCATACAAGACTATGAACATGATCCTGACATCTATGACAGTGATGACTATACTGTTAGTAGTATATACCCTGCGCAGGACGCAGCCCTATTATACGAAGAAAATCTAACTTGTCAAGAGGAAAAATAAAAATGTTGTCAGATGATTTATTAATCGCACGGCAATGCCCAGAATGTGGGGGCCGAGGTGAAATAGAGGTTGACATTTACCGTTGCCAAGGTTTTACTAGGGACATCGGTTATATCGACACCGAGTGGCAGACATGTGATGTCTGTGATGGTGATGGAGAAATAGAATATGATGACGAGGAATAGCGACAGTACATTTGTCAAGCACGAACCCTGCCCTGAGTGTGGGTCAAGTGATGCACTGGCACGGTACACAGACGGTCACGGCTATTGCTTTAGCTGTGAGTATTGGGAACGAGGGGACGACGAGGACATGGCAATACAATCATTTAAAAACTTAGAGGTTGTCCCACTAGAAAAGATGACAGCTATCTATCGTGGTACCCGTGGTATCACAGCTGACACCATGAAATTCTATAACTGCTACACGTACCTTGACAGTAAGGGTGAAGAACAGTATCAGGACTACGTGTATCCATCAGGTGGTATCAAGTCACGCCTATTCCCTAAAGACTTCCGCGCAAAGGATGGCTTTAAGTCAGACGAATTGTTCGGCATGAACCTATGGAACGCAGGGACATCTAAGACTGTGACCATCACAGAGGGTGAGCTAGATGCAATGTCTGTCTACCAGATGATGCACAACCCGAAGTATCAAAACCCTGTGGTGTCACTGCCATCAGCTAAACCCTCACGCAAGCTATGGGAAAACGTACACGATTGGCTGTCATCCTTTGACAAGATCGTTCTGTCAATAGACAACGACGAGGCAGGTAATGCTGTCGCCCACAAGATCGCCAAGATGTACCCGAACAAAGTCTATCGTGTACCACACGACAAGTATAAGGATGCTAACGAGTTCCTACAGGCAGGTGCAACCCAAGAGTTCAGGGCTGCATGGTTCAACGCTAGAAAGTACACACCTGAGAACGTATTGAATACACCTGACCAGTTCCTTGGCCTATATAGCAATGCAGATGATCACGTCTATGTAGAGACAGGCTTGGCTGAGTTCGACGAGATGTGTCTTGGCCTAATGCAGGGACACTTCACCCTGTTCAAGGCACAGACGGGCATAGGTAAGACAGAGTTCATGCGGTACCTAGAGTATCGTATCCTATCACACTACCCAGAGATCAAGATTGCTATCTGGCACATGGAAGAAACAAAGCTACGTTCCCTCTTAGGCTTGGTGTCATACCACCTTAACGACAACCTGACACGTAAGGACCTGATAGGAGAAAAAGGTATGGATGCTTTAGTCCAAGAGGCTATCAAGGATCTGACTAAAGACGAGAGGCTATACCAGTTCTATCTCAACGACGAGGATGACCCCCTTGACTTGTTGTCACAGATAAGGTATCTATCTCAGGCCTGTGGTGTACAGTATGTGTTCTTCGAGCCGATACAGGACATCAGTGCAGGTGTAGCGGCAGAGGAAAGCAAGGAACAATTCCTAGCTGACCTGTCAGTCCGTCTGTCTAAGTTGGCAGCTGAGTTAGGTGTAGGTATCGTGACCATCGGACACACTAACGATGACGGTGCTGTCAAGTACTGCCGCATGATCGAACAACGAGCATCAGTTGTCGTTGACTTGAAACGAGACAAGATGGCTGAGGATATAGATGAAAGGAACACAACTAAACTGTTGGTTACAAAGAACAGACCCGTAGGACCGACAGGATATGCTGGTCAGCTACGGTTCAACCCATCAACCTTTACCCTTAGCGAGAAACCAGATGACTTTTGATTACATGGCAACACTTGCAGGTATCTTGTACTGTCTAGGTATATACCTGCACTTCATCCACGTACACACAGTGTTCTATCTACTAGAGAAAGAAGAGGATATGAACAGAAACAGGACACTATTACATAGTATTGTGTGGCCTTGGACAGTTGTCCAGTTTATCTGGTTCGATATATTCGGAGATGAAAATGACCTTGAAGACAGATAAGATCGTAGCAATGGACATAGAAACTGATAGCTTAGATGCTACGTTTATATGGGTCATATGCGCAGAGGATGTGGAGACAGGTGAACGTGAACGTTTCCTTAACACCACAACAATACCAGAAGAGAGGGAAAGATTTATTGCTTACTGTAGTGGAGTTGATAAGTTTGTGTTTCACAATGGGATTGGCTTCGATGTTCCTGTGATCAACCGTTTACTTGGAAACATCATTGATCAACAGTCTGTCATTGACACATTGATTGTGTCTAGGTTGGTAGACTATACACTAGATGGTAAAGGCCACAGTCTAAAGGCATGGGGTAAACGCCTT